TTCTCCGTCGTCGCCAGGGTCTGAGCCGCCTGTGCCGCCTGCTGCATCGGCTGCGCCATCTGCGCCATCTGCGCCATGCGCTGCTGCTGCGCCCGGCCTTCGCGCATCGCGGCCACGTCGTCGTCGGTGCGCACGATGCGCGGCGACACGCCGGTCATGTCGGCGTACTCGTCGATGGCCTGATCGACGTCGAGCTTGTCGAGAGCATCCGGGCTGACCGCCGCCATGTTGCCGACGAAGCCCACGAACCGGTCGACGGCCGCGATGCCGAGCATGCGCTGCGCCTGCGCCAGGATCGAGATGTACTCGACCTTCAGGTCGACGCCCTCCAGCTCCATCGGAGGCGGCGGGATCTGGCCGGAGCGCAGCATCACGCCGAACGCGCGGTCGATGATTGGGTCGAGCATTTCGTCGTTGAGGCGCTCCAGCACGGGGCCCAACGCGAGCAGCTTTTCCTCGTGCCGCTCCTCGATTTCGCGCGCGGTGATCTGCCGGCGATCGGTCATCGACAGCATGAGGAACAGGTCGGCATAGAGCGCCGACTCGATGCGGCCCTGAATCTCCTGCGTGTCCTGCAGCAGCATGTCGGGCCGCAGCTGCACGTCGTAGATCGATCGCAGCGTATGGCCCTGCTGGTTGATGTCGACATAGGTCACGTCGCCGGGGATCAGCGACACGCGCTGATTCCGCAGCGACGACGGGCCGACCAGCGGCGGGTCGATCATCTTGTCGATGGCCTGCGCCTTGCGGCGCTGCTGCAGCTGCAGCGCCTTGGCGTCGCCCAGGGCGTCCATGCACGGACTGCTGCCGTACGTGTCCTCGCCTACAGTCAGCCAGCGCGGCGCCACGAACGGCTTCTCGCGCATGCCGGACACGCGCAGGAATCGCTCAGCGTCAGCCGCAGCGCTGCACGACTTCTCGAACCAGCACGACCGCCACTCCATGCCCTGCGCGCCAAGCTTGCCGACCAGCCGTTCGTCGTTCGGCTCGATCGCGTGGATCACGTCGACGTGCTGTTCGTAGTTCCCGCGTCGGAACGCATCGGCCACGCCAGCAGATACGGCCTCGATGCCGAACTCCTGCACGCACTGACGCACCGTGAAACGCAGCTCGCGATACAGCGTGTCCACGTCCAGGCGCGACGACTGCGCGATCCAGTACGAGCCGGCCGTCAGTGGGTAGAACCGCAGCACGTCCTCGTCGTCCTCCAGCATGAGAATCGCTGACGTGCCATAGGCGCCGAGCTCGGCATAGGCCGTCGGTAGCGCGTTGTAGAGGTTGGACTTGTTGAACACTTCACGCATGCGCAGCTCGACCGCATGCAGCCAGCGTTTCACCGCGCCGAACTCGGCCAGGTCAGGGTCAGGCGTCGTCAGCCGGAACCACGGCCGCGCAGGCGAAGTCAGGCCCGCCATCATCCCCGACGACAGCGTGCGCAGTGCGCGCGTCGTGGTGCTGTCGATGATGCGCTGGTGGCGCTTCTGCCCGCGGTTCGTGTCGGCCAGGAACCAGCGCGTCGAGCGCGGCAGGAAATACTCGGCAATCTCGCGCCAATGCGGCTCCCACGTCGTGCGCTCAGTGCGCAGCGCCGAAAGCCGCCGATCCTTGCGAGCCCGCATGCTTTCGTTCTGGATCACGTCACTGCCCCAACAGGGTCTTGCCGCCACCGGCGGGCGGAGGTGCCATGCCGCCTGCGATCATGGTCGCCTGCCGCCCGTAGGCCGACGCGGACCGTCGCCGCTCGCGCTGGCGCATGCGCTGCTGCTCTTCGTCCACCGTCGCCTGCGTCATCATCGGCGGCGGTGGCGGCGTCGGCTGAGCTCGCGGTCGGCTGCTGCACATGGTCAGGCCCTCGGGTGTTGGTGCGCAGAGGATAGCGCAGGCTCGGCGTGCGTGCGGGTTGTCATCGGACGATCTGGCCGCCGTGGAAGATTGCAAACCAGTCGATTGTAGTGGCTAACAGCCCAGTGACCTGCACGACAGGGCCACCGCGCGTGGTATCAGCCACGATCGTGATGGCAACGCCAGCCAAGCCGGCGGCGGTGAATGTCTCTACGGGGTTTTGGTAGTCCACGACGGTAGATGCTGCGTTGGCGCCTCGTGACATCACAAGCGTGATTTCGGTGTGGACGACATTAGCGCCGGATCGGCCGCGCACGCACACCTCGCCAGTCCAACACGAGTTGTTCGGCATCACAAGGATGTTGGTGGCGGAAGCCGAACCTCTATCTGCCGTTAGCACAAGTGGCGTGTCGTTGATTGTGCTGCCCTGTGCGGTAATTCCGATGACTTGATTGTCAAAGCTTGTCGCACGACGAGCGCCAGACCACGCCCAAGCGCTAAAAAGTCCTCGCGTGCTGGCCTGCACGCCCCCCGGAATCCAAGACGAAACACCTGTCGCTTGATTCTCAACGCCACCGCCCACAAAAGCTCTGGATGCTGTCGCTTGATTTGAAACCCCGCACACGACTGCCGAGTCTGACCCAGATGCAGTGTTTGAATTTCCAGAAAGCACGCCTGACTGACTGCCGGAAGCTGTGTTTGTGTTGCCCCCAACGACAGATGCGTTTGCCCCTGAAATACTGTTGCTTGTTCCCCCGCCGATAAATCCTTGCGACCCGCCGGCGGTAATGGTGTTGTTCTGGCCGTTGCAAATGGTGGAGCGCGGGCCTAATGCGACTTGAGTATTCGCGGTCCGCGAAACCTGAAAATCTAGGGCGTTTGCGCCTCGCTTGTTGCCCCCTGTCGTGGTGTTGTCTGGGACTTGAGCAAGTCGAGCGCCGGTGCCTTTCGATGCAAACACAGCATCTACGTTTGTCGCCGCGTCGGTTGCCGTGAATGAAACAGCCGGAACTGTGTCATTGGGCGCGCTGGTGTCAACAGACTCGGTAAAATTCACCAGCCCAGGCGTGATCGCCGCAACGTCTCCTGCAATCTCGTCAAGCGCCTCCTGAACGTCGGTGGCCGCAAGCCCAGACGTGGTGTTGTCGTAAGCGATGTCCTCGGCGTCACCACCGCCACCACCGCCGCCTGCAATCTCCACCCACTCGCCTGGCGACCCATCCACCCACACCTTCAGCACCGGCGTACCGCTGGTGTCGAGCCAGGTTGCGCCCTCAGCGGGATCGACAGGCGCGGTCGCGCTGACGAACGTAGGCGCAGCCAGCGCTGCATCGATTGCGTCATGCCGTGCGGCGTGCCCTGTCAACGGGTCGAACTGGTCGGTCGGCATCGCGGTCACCCTGTCAGATCAGACAGGCGGGAGTCTACACGCGGTCTGCGTAGGGGTCATAGTCCCGCACGGTTCCGGTTCCTGTGTACTGCGCCTGCAGGGCGGCCAGGCCGCGCGGCCGCGGCGCCACAGGGTGCGCGAAGGTCAGGGCCAGGGCGTCTGCGAGATCTGGGGATACGCCAATGCGTTCCTTCAGGTCTTCCTTGGACTCCAGCTTCAGCACGCCGCGCGCGTTGTCGTGGTCGTAGGTCGGCGCCGAAAGCTCGCGGACAAGACTCGCGCCGGCCTCTCCGGCAGGCAGCGAACCGCCAGCCTCCAGCCAGTCCTTAGCGCCCCAGTACATCTCGGCGCGCTTGTTCGCGAACCGGCTGTCGTTTGGGCGTCCGCCGAACTGCACCTCGATCGGCGCGTGACCCAGCTGCCGCAGGCGGTCGATGACGCCGGCGCCATAGCCCCCTGTCCCGTCGACGAACACCGCGTCTGGCTGCCACTCGGCGTACTCGGTAGCCACCCGGCTGGCAACGGCCATAGCGTCGGCGCCCTTCAAGATGATCGGCGGGAACGTCGCCAGACCCTGCCTGCGCAGGATCACGGTGCGGTCATCGCCCTGCCGAGCCACGTCGACACCGATCACGCGAGGCGCGAAGTCGTACTGGTCGGCGCGCAGGTGCTTGCCCTTTGCATCCATCGCCAGGGTCAGGGAAATCAGCGTGTTCTCGTTCGCCGCCGTGAAGTCGCACAGGTACTCCTGCGCGAACTTGGCAGCCGGCATCTCGGCGCGCGCAAGGTCGATTTCCTCCTGCGGCAGAGCGTCCGTCTCGCTCACGTCGAACCGCGCGGCGTACCAGTCCGGCTTCACCTGCGCTTGCTCGAACATCTCTGAGAACCGATTGATTCCCTTGGGCGTGCCGATGAACAGCGCCCAGCCTGCTCGGTCGGAAAGCGTGGGGAGAATGATCTCGTCCCACACCTCGGGCTTCATCTGAGCCACCTCGTCAAGCACCACGCCGTCCAGGTAGATGCCGCGCAGCGCGTCAGGGCTATCGGCGCCATAGATCCTGATGCGCGCCCCGTTGGGCAGCTGAATCCACGTCTCGGACTCGTTGATCTTGACTCCAGGGATCTTGCCTGCGTAGTGCTTCAGGTAGTCCCATGCAACGTCCTTCGCCTGCTTGAACAGCGGCGCGACGTATGCATACCGGGGCGACTGTCGTTCGTTGCGCAGCGCGGCGTCTATCAGCTTCAGCACCGCCATGACAGTCTTGCCGGCGCGTCGGTGGATGACCAGCACCGAAAACCGCTTCAGCCTGCGAAAGCATTTCGCCTGCCACTCGCGCGGCTTGAACCCCAGGTCAATCGTCTGCGTTTTCGCCACCAGTGTCCGCCTGTGGAACTCCGGTTATGGCCTGAATCAGCACAGGCCCGCCGCCGGGTCCGTTCAATTCCAGTTTCTCGCCAAATACCTTTGGCGCTTCCTTCCCCGCCTGCCACTTGATCGCGTCAATCGCTACTCGCGCGGCCTGCGGGTCAAGACGGTTATTCGCAACAGCTTCCGTCAGCTGGTCAATGTCTTCGGCTCGACGATACGCACGGCTTTGCCGCGCGCGCGCGTATTTGTCCGCAAATGATTCATTGTCCCGGATGCGCACATAAACCGTTTCCTCAGCCGGCATGTCCGCATCACTGCAAACGCTTCGCAGTGAGCGAGTGAGAATGCGAAGGCAGATTTCGTCCTCCAGCTCTGGAGTCCAAATCGACGGCCTGCCAATCCGCTTTCCGGCCATGCCGATCAGCCCTCAGCCTGATCCCGAACCGGCACGAAGTCCTGCTGAGCCGCCTGCGAGCCCGCCAGCAGGTCACGAGCGATGACCCCCAGGTCAGCCCCTGCCTTGGCGATGTACGCCGCCCGTGCGGCCGGAGGGAGCGCCTGCGCTGCGTCCTGCAGGGCCTGCGCGATCCATTCCAGGCGCGGGTCGATGGTCTGCTGCTGCTGGTTCATGCGGGGGTCCTCGGGTCAGGGTTCGGGTTCGAGTTCGAGTTCGAGTGTATGGGCGGCTTGCGTCGGATGCAACATGCCCTGAAATGTGAAGACTTTGTGAGTGGTGGGGGAGGGTGGGGGATTTCCCATTCCCCCGCTACGTGTGTGCGCGCACGTAACGCGGGCGCGCACCTAACGGGGCTAACGGACAAAGCCCACCCTCCCCCACCACATTGGCGTAAGTGCTTGATTCAGTAGGGCAGAGGCGCATAGCTTCCCCCACCACCTTCGGACAGGCCGATGCCCCTGATCTGCTGGATGCCTCGCACCAGCGAGCCCTTGAACCCTCGGGATTCAAGCGCAGCCACGAAGCGCTTCTGGGGCAGCACGTACTCGCCGCTCTCCTCGGCCCAACGCTTGAAGGACTTGTACAGGTCGCCGCGGCGGGCGATCTCGTTCGGGCCTACCACCGCAGCTTCCTCCATCCACAGCCCCAGCACATCCTGCTGGTCCAGGTACTCGTCGGTGGCCGCGCGCACGCGCTCAGGCGCCGCCAGGCCGATCCGCTGCCACTCCCTGCAGCCTTCGATCGCCCAGGCGAGGATGCCGCCGGCCTCGGCCCGCAGGCGCTCGGCCAGGCCGCTGTCGCGCCGCTCGGCGGGAATCGTGACCGTGAACGGGATCAGGTACATTCGGCGTTTGATGGCCTCGTCGACATTCCGCAGGCCGGGCTTGTGATTTCCCGTCATGACCAGCTTGAATTGCGGAATGAACTCAAAGTCGTCCTGCCGCATGAATCGCGCTGTGATTGGGTCGCCGCCTGTCAGCGCTTTGATTTTTGCCTCGGCCCAGCGCTTGCCTTCTTCGGTTTCTTGAGCGGCCACAAGACGCGCGCCCATTAGACGCGCCAATTCGGTTGTGTGCGCCTCGTGTTTTCGCTCGGTGAACATATCCGCAGGCGCCGAACGGGCGTAATCGCCCATGATCCACTGCAGGGTATTCAGGAACGTGCCTTTGCCGTTTCCGCCAGTTCCGTAGACGAAAAACAGCGCGTGATCCCGCGTCGACCCCGTCAGCGCATACCCCGCCATGCGCTGCAGGAACCCGATCAGCTCGGCGTCGCCGTCGGTGGCCGTGTGCAGGAACTGCAGCCAGGCCGGGCAGCCGCCACCAGGGGCCACGGTGGTAATCTTCGTCATGTGCGCGCCGCGGTCGCCGGGTCTGGCGTCGCCCGTGCGCAGGTCGACGACGCCGGCCGGCGTGTTCAGCGCCCACAGATCGGCGTCCCACTGCTCGATGGTGGCGGCGTGGCGGCGGTCGGCCTTGGCCAATCGCTCGATCGCGGCCACGGTACTGGCCAGGCCGTAGCGCGACACTACCGCCCGGCGCTGCGTCTCCGTGGTGATGTTCGTCATGTCGGTGCGGGCCTGGGCGGCCACGCTGCGGCAGACCTTGCGCGCGAGGTCGAACACATGCAGCGTGTTCTCCTCCTGCCACCTCTGGCCGCGCCAGACCATCCAGCGGCCCCAGGGCGCCACATAGCGCAGATCGTCGGCGAACAGCGCGGAGAACGCGAGCGCCGCGTTGTCCTCGGAGTAGAGGTCCGGCAGGTCGTCGGTGTTCGGGTCGACCGTTTCGTCGAGCTCGACGGCCAGGCGCAGGGGCGGAGGATCCGGTTCCACCAGGTCGCCGCGGTTGACGGTCAGGGTCGGCAGGATCTCGGGCGCGTCGGGTGTTGCATCCAGCACAGCAGTGCCGGCATACTCGACCACGCCGGCCCCACTCCCCGGCTGTGCTGCGGCTTGGATTTCCGCTCCCCCCATCGGTTGATCCTCCTCAACAGCTGCTGCACTGAAGCCCCCGGCAGTCGGGACACCGCCGGGGGCTTCGTCTTTTGGGGCCCAGGGGCGCACGCGCTGGCGGCAGAACGCGACCACCGCCGCCCGGTCCCAGCCATCGGCTACGGCGTCGGCGATGTCCCAGCCCTCGGGCTGCCCGTCGGTGTCGATGTCGCGGACCTCGCACCCAGCGGCCTGCAGGCGCGCCGCGATGCGCTCCCCGCACGCGCGCCCGGATGAGTCCGCATCCATCCACAGCGTGACGCGCCGGCCCGCCAGCGGCGTCCAGTCCGTGTGCCCGTCGCCGTTGTCGCCTCCGGGCCATGTCACCGCCACGAACGACGGCAGCAGGCGCGCGGCCGCGGCTTGGCACTTCTCGCCGGACA